TGTCAAAAAATCTGCTCTCCCAGTTGGAGTTGCTGGTGCTACTGGATTGGCACTTAGTGGTGGTGAAGGTCCTAAGAAATCAGAAGACCCACGTAGACCTGACGGTTCCCTGCCACCATATACTCCACCAAGACCTCCTGCAGATCCAGAACCTCCCAAAAAGGCACCAGCTCCGCCAACAGATCATAATTTTATGAGTTCATCCAGTGCATATACTGGTGATAATCTTAAGAGACCTTCTACAGAACTGAGTTCTGCTGCTAAGGATTTTGATAAAGCGTTTGCTTCTGCTAGAAAGGCAGGTAAGAAAGAGTTTACCTGGCGCGGAAAGCAATATAATACTAAATACAAGGGAGAATAATTTTCATATTACGATGGAAGCAAAAGACGTACAATCCTTACAGGAGGCTTATGCTTCCATGTACACTACTTCTGAAGAAGTAACCGATCTTCAAGAGTCTGTAGAGACTGTAGAGGAAGGCATCATGGGTGCTCTCAAGAAAGTTGGCAAGGCAGTTTTAGGACCTGCTGACCAATCTCCTGAGGCAGAAGCAGCAAGAATGGGTAAGCGTAAGGGACCTGGTACTCCTATGAAAAAGGCAGGTACTCCTAATATGAAGGAAGATGCAGATGTCTTTGATATTGTTAAGGAACATCTGATGACTGAGCACGATGCAACTGAAGAGGAAGCATTGAAAGTCATGCTTGAACTCACTGATGAGGAGAGAATTGCTATTATTGATGGACTTAAAAAGGATTGAGACACTTTTTAAACTGTCTATTAGGAGGTCTTAGGACCTCCTTTTTTTGTATAATAGGTCCATACGCAACCAAGCAATGGCAGTTTCTCACGAAATCAAATCTCAACTTGCTAAACTCCTAGCAACTGAAGACCTGGTGGTTGAGCACAAGAAAGTGGAGACTGCCTGCTTCAATGTTCACACTCGTGTGTTGACTCTGCCGATGTGGGAGCAAGCAAGTGGGCAAGTATACGATATGCTCGTGGGTCATGAAGTTGGACATGCTCTGTATACTCCTGATAACGATTGGTTCCGTTCTAGAAATATTCCCCCTCAGTTCGTGAACGTGGTTGAAGACGTTCGTATTGAGAAGTTGATGAAGCGTCGTTACCTTGGTATCTCTAAAACTTTCTATCGTGGATATCAGGAACTTGCTGAAGAAGATTTCTTCCAGATTGCTAATGAAAATCTGAACACGATGAATCTTGCTGATAAGGCAAATCTTCATTTCAAGATTGGTAACTTTGTTGATATTGATTTTAGTTCTGAAGAAAATGTTCTGATTGACAAGATCGCCAATACAGAAACCTTTGATGATGTTTTGGATGTTGCTGAGGAACTCTATAACTTCTGTAAGAAGCAACAGGAGATGAAGACCAAGACTGATGATCTTCAAGTTCAGGGTGGTCAAGAAGGTGGTGAAGATCAACCTGAAGTTAATAATGATCAGGATCCTGGTATTGAGCAACCAACTAATGATGCACCTCAAGAAGAGTCTGATGAGTTTGGTTCAGAAGAACCTGAAGAAGGTGAATCTTACGGTGGAACTGATAATGATGATGAACCAGAAGTCTCTACAATGGATAGTTTGGATGAAGCTCTGAAAGATCTTGCACGTACTGATGGTATTGAAAATGTTTATATTGAAATTCCTAAGATTAATCTGAACAAAATTATTGTCAGTAATTCTGAAGTACATTCGCGATTTGGTGAGTGGGATGAATGGTTGGAAGAACATCAGATTCTTGAAGAAGATATCTTTGGTTCTGTTGACAAGGAGTTTTTGAAATTCAAAAAATCTGCACAAAAAGAAGTCAACTATCTGGTGAAAGAGTTTGAATGTAAGAAAGCAGCAGATTCTTATGCTCGTGCTACAACTGCCCGTACTGGTGTTCTTGACTGCTCTAAACTTCATACTTACAAGTACAATGAAGATCTTTTCAAGAAAGTGACTACCCTTGCTGACGGTAAGAATCACGGTCTTGTATTTGTTCTTGACTGGAGTGGTTCTATGGTTGATGTTCTTCTGGATACACTCAAGCAACTCTATAACTTGATGTGGTTCTGTAAGAAAGTTTCCATTCCTTTTGAAGTGTATGCTTTCACCAATGATTATCCTCTCGTTCCTAGGAATGAAGATGGTAGTCGTGGTATTCGTGATCTTCCTTATGAGAAGCGTGAAGGACTTCTCTACATGGCTGAATGGTTTAGTATGATGAATATCTTCACCAGTAAGACCAAACTGAAAGAGATTGAAAAGCAAATGAAAAACTTCTATCGCTTAGCAAGTTCTTACCGTAAGTATGGATACCTTGCTGTTCCCACTGGATTGAGTCTTTCTGGAACACCTTTGAATGAAGCAATGTTGGCACTGCATGAAATTCTTCCACAATTTAAAAAACAAAACAAACTGCAGAAAGTTCAGTGTGTCGTTCTTAGTGATGGTGAAGCAGCACCTTTGAAGTATCATCGTGAGTTTCATCGTCATTGGGAACATGAACCTTTCATTGGAACTAGTACGATTCATCCAAATGCTTTTCTTCGGGATCGCAAGACTGGAAACACTTACTCTCTTGATTGTGAATGGTATGAGTTTACTGATATTCTTCTCCGCAATCTTCGTGATAAGTTTACTGATGTGAACTTCATTGGTATTCGTGTTCTAGAACCGCGTGATGCTAACAGTTTTATTCGTCGATATACTGGTTGGGGTGGAAAGAATTTTGATAGAATCCAAAAGATTTGGAAGAAAGAGAGGGCATTTTCCATTCATCAATCTGGATATCACACATACTTTGGACTCTCTGGTACTGCTCTGTCTAGTAACTCTGAGTTTGATGTTGACGAGGGTGCAAGCAAATCAAAAATCAAATCTGCCTTTGCTAAAAGTCTGAAGAGTAAAAAAATGAATAAAAAAGTTCTGGGAGAGTTTATCGAACTAATTGCCTGAATAAATAATAAAAAAAACTGTCTGGCGATGAAACCTTCCCCTAAGAAATTAAAAGAAACAAAAGAGATCTATGAAAAGGTTGTAACACACCTCATTGAGGAAGGTTACGCCTCTGATGTAGAATCTGCTGATTCAATTATTAATGGTATGAGTGAGCAGTGGTTTGAACTGATTACGGAGAATTGATAATGAAGAGACTTACTTCTAAAGAAGTCTCTAAAATGATGGAAGAGGTTAATCAACTTGCTGAGTTGACTAATCCCGTCATGCCCTCTGGAGTTAGAGACGAAGCAAGGAAAAGACTCAAAGCTCAGGGTAAAACTGATGCTGAGATTGATAAACTCTTTGCGGATATGGATGCTGCTGCTCAAGCAAGACTTAATCCAACTCCAGAACAAAGAAAGGCACAAATTGAACGGGATCGTTTAATTCAGCAAGCTGGTGGTGGTGTTGCTGGTGAAAAAGCTGCCACTGAGAGATTGAAAAATAATCCTTTGAGATTTTTATTTGATATTGAATCTCGTGGTAGGGCTGATGTAAGGTCTCAAGGTCGTGAAGCTTTAAGACAACTTGGTGATGGAGATATTGAAAAAGGATTAGAAATTTTTAGGGCAGAACAAGAAAAGAGAAATAATACCGGTTCTTCTTCATCAGAACCCTCATCCTCATCATCTGTTCCTGCGGGATCGTTTAATATTTCTCCTAAAGGTTCTACTCGTAGGAATGAAGTTGAGGCGCAGATTAAGCGTGATAATGCAGCAAGAACTGATGACCAGCGTGTTCAACCAAAGCAACCAGTAAAGCAAGAAAAAAGATACAGTTTTACTGCAAATGGTCAAACTTATAATATGACTAAGGCGGAAATTAACGCCAAGTATGATGAGTTAAGAAAAAATCCTACACAAGCAAAAGCGTTTGGTGTTGCTTCTAATAATGCAATATTTAAAAAACCTGATGCTAGTACAGTAAAAACGGATAGTAGTGCAAGTCTTTCTAACGCACCGAAGAATGATCTTGCCAGAGGATCGACTCCTATAGTAGTCAATCGTGAAACCAGTCAAAGGACATCAAATGCCCTTGATAAACCAGTTGCAGGTTCAATGGCACAGAGACTGCAGGCAATTCGTGCCCAGCAAGGTCGTTCACAAACATCTCCTACTACTCAAACTAAAGTACAACCTGCTACAACTGCAAATCAACAGTCTTCTATTCAACAGAAAGTTGCTAGGGTGAAACAACCTGTTTCTGTTCAACCAAAAACGCAACCTGTTGCTGCAACTCCAGTAACACCACAATCTGCTGCCTCTAAAGTATTGAATAATACAAGTGATAAGATCCGTCAGGATGCAATGAATACTGTGAATAATAACTATGCATCTTCAATAGATCAATTAGCAACTGATATGATGATCAAGAACATCAAGAAACCCAAAACTGCAGTAACTCCAACAGGTAACACCATAAAGACGAAGGTAAATCCAGACTCTAGTATTCAAGTAACTCAAAAGAGAAGTCCTGAAGCAACTAAAAAAATTAAGAAGTCTCTTGATATCTAAATAAAAGAAACTACGATTTAGACAAATGAGCAGATTCGGAGATTTATTTAGAGGTGAGGCAGCACCTGCTCCTGAACCCGTTGTAGAAGAAGTTCTTGTTACTCCTAAAGAGGAAGTTCTCACTGAGGCAAGTCCCCTTGAAGAAATGAGTAAGAAGGAACTTGAAGCATATGGTAGAACTAAGGGTATTGAACTCGATAGACGCCGCAGTAAAGAAACCCTGATTGAGGAACTCAAAGAAGTGGAAGGTGAGTGATCCACTTACATAACTGTCACAGGGGGCACTGCAAAGTGCCCCCTTTTTTTGTATAATTACTTCAGTTAAAACAAACAACCCAATGGGACTGTCCAAGAGCAGCATCATCGAATCACTCCAAGAAACTTACGGCGAATCTGTTACTACTGCAGATATCCGTGCTTGGTGTGCGATGAACGACTGCAACTATCAGACCATTACTAACAAACTCTCTGATTGTAAAGTTGGGCGTGGTAAGTGG